GCGTGGTAGGGCCGACCCAGAGGCCGCGGGAGGACTCGAGGAAAACGGTGACCTTATTGATGAGCTTCTTCTTGTCGGCCATGGTCTCGCCCTGGGCGGTGTCGAGGTCCAAGGTCTCGAGGTCGGCGGTGATCGGCTGGCCTACGTGGAGGATGGCGTAGGCGCGGTCGAAGGTCGCCTGACCGTTGACGACGGTGACGGCGGTATAGGCGGAGTTGTTGGGGTTGGCGCCGACGAAGCCGTCGCCGAGGGCGCTGACGGCCTCGCCCTCGAGGTGCCAGAGGCCGCTGACGGTGTAGACGGCCAGGGCCCAGGTCGTGATGGCGATGCTGCGCATGCCGGCGGGGATGGTCGCGTGCGCGTTGCCGGTGACGACGGTCGTGCTCGTGTAGGCGCCGATGGTGAAGCGGATAAGCGTGCCGTCTGCGCCGGTGAGCTGGACGACCTTGCCGATGTCAGCGCTCGTGAAGGCTCCGGCGCTCGCGGTCAGGGTTAGCGTTTCGGTGTGAAGCCAGTCGGTACCTCCGGATAGCGTCATCGTCGTGGTGCCGGTGTGGCGGCCGTCGTAGGAGAGGGAGCTGTCGACGAATACGGCGTCGACGATGTTGTCGATGCGGCGCGTCTTTAGGCGCTCGACGTAGCGGCGGGTCGCACCGCCGAGGGCGGACAGGCCTGGGATCGTGCGCTTGATGACGAGGTAGAGGGCGTCCTCGTCGCCTTCAGGGACGCTGCAGACCTGCTCGACGGTGCCGTCGAAGTCGTGCGTGTGCCAGCCGACGATTTGGTGCTCACGGACGTAGGTCAGGCCGAGGAGCTTACCGTCGGAGCGCGCGAGCCAGATGATGCTGTGGGGGATTTGCTGGTAGGTCCAGTCGCGGATGGTGTAGCCGTCGAAGAGGTGCGCGCTGAACAGGGTCAGGTCGTTGCCTCGGTAGCTGTCGACCTGGTAGTCGAAGCTCAGGTCGCGGACGATCGAGCCGCGGGCCTGGACGTAGATGGCGTTGCCGCCGACGACGATCGGGGGCAGGCTGCTCGAGCCGTTGTAGGAGCGCTGGCGCGGGTTGATGTCGACGGGTGTGAGCGTGCCGGCGGCGTCGCCTTCGATCGTCCATTCTCCGCCGGAGGTCAGGATCACCAGGGCGCCGATGTCGACGATGTGGCGGATCTCGTTGACCTGGCGGCCGACGAGGGAGAAAATGGTGGCGTCGTCGTCGAGCAGGGGCTGGTGGGTTGTGAGGTTGTTAAACTGCGCGGTGCGCGTGCCCCAAAATTTATCGGGGTCATTGTCGGAGTTGGCGAAGCAGCGGCGCTGCTGGAAGTAGCCGACGGTCGAGGGGAAATCGCCAGCGAGCTTGAAGAGGTTGCTCGGGATGGGCGGGTTGTCGGTGTCGTCTGGGATCAGGGCGACGTCTTTGAACGTGGCGGCCTGGGCGATGCCGATGAATCCATAGATGCCGTTGAGCTCTCTGTAGACGTTGTACTCGATGGCGCCGGCGACGGTGTCCCAGGTGATCACGTGGGGTGCGGCGGCCGTCGGTGCGGCGGCGACCACGGTGACGCCGGCGGTGCGCTTGGCGGTGCCGTTGGCGCTGTAGGCGGTGTAGGATGTCGAGTTTGTATCCTTGAGCTGGAAGGTGTCGGCGGTCACGCCTGCGACTATAAAGGTGCGGCCGTTGAGCTGCGTCATGCCGTCGACGGCCTCGATTAAAACCTCGTCGCCGTTGGCGAAGCCATGGGCGACGGAGGTTACTACAGCGGGGTTGGCTGCGGTCACGTCGGTGATGGCGTCGGCGGCCTCGGTGCCTGGAAGGCTCTCCTCGTAGGTCTCGGCCTTTACGGCGGTGACGCGGTAGCGGTAGGTGAGCGCGCCGGCGGTGCCGGGGGTGACGACGACGGAGGTCGGGCGGGCGACGCCGGGGGCGAAGGTGGCGACGGCGAGGGTCCAGGTCGTGTGGGCGGTCCTCGACAGCTCGCGAGGGGCGTAGGTCGGGTGGACGAGGGTGACGACGTCGGCGCTCTGGACGTACTGGATCTCGGGCAGGTCGGCCTCGAGGTAGGGGGTGGTGATGGTGTAGACGCGGGCGACGGTGCCTCCAGAGGCGTAGGCGGTGAAGGCCGTCGAGTTGACGTCGGTCGCGGCGTCCATGTACTGAAGGGAGAAGGTGTTGACGGTGGCGTTGGCGATCTTGAAGTTTCGGCCATTAAGCTGCGTCATGCCCAGGATTCCGGTGATGTAGACTTCCTCGCCGTTGGAGTAGCCGTGGGCGACGGCGGTAATCACGCAGGGGTTGGCGGCGGTCGCGCCGGTGATGTTGACGGCGGTCTCGAGGACCGGGGCGCCGGCGCGGTGGACGCGCATGTAGAGGTCGCCGAATTCGAGGATATAGGTTTGGTCGCTGTTGAACACGAATGGGATGAGACGGACGGTCTTGCTGCTGTCCTTGATCTCGCCGATGAAGCCGGTGCCGGGGCGGTTGCTGACGCCGCCGTGTCTCATAACTAAAAGGTTCCTGCACGTCCGCAATCCGGTAGCGTAGCGAACCTGATCCACGCGGGCATAAAGGCTTGGGGCAATTTCCCCTGCGCTAAAGCTTCTCTGTATCGACGTGCTCACGCCACGACCTTCCCCGCCCTGACGCGGTTGAAAAATCCAGTACGGCATGATAGCCCGCAGAATCTACGTCCCGACATACTTGTATGGGCGGGAATGTAGTATGTGTTCGTCCCGCATACGGCATATCTGCTTTTTGTTGCCATTATGTATTCCCGCAAAATGGCGCGAACACAGCAACCTCCTACTCGGCGCTGCCGACGGGCTTAAGGTTGCCGGTCTCGGGCGTGCCGTACAGCGAGTCGCTCGGGTCGCGCTTGGGCTTCTTCTCGGCCGCGGTGCTCGCGCCGAGCTCGAGGTCGGTGATCTGCAGGCTGACGCGGCGGTCCTTGACGTAGAGGGAGTTGCTCGCGTTGACGCTTACGACCTTGGCCTTGGCGGTCAGGGCGACGACGGAGCCGACCTCAGGGAGCTCGTCGACGCCGAGCTTCTCGAGGGCGTTTTTGTCGAGGCTAATTTCGAGGCCGTAAGGGTAGGCGGGGGCCTGGGGGATGACGGGGCCCATCGCTTCTTTGCTCTCGTCGCGGTCAAGTTTCATGTTCACCATAGGGACTCCTTATGCACGATCGTGCTCGAGCTGGCTGGCGGGATCCTCGTGGGCCTGCTCCTCGTTGCTGGCGGAGGCGCGGGCGCGATCGATTTCCCAGACGTAAAGCTGCAGGGCGCGCTGGCCCATCTTGAATTGGTCGCCGCCGGTGACGCGGGGGGCGATGTAGCCGGCGATGCGCAGGCTCAGGGCCATGACGAAGTCGTCGGGGAAGCGTATTACCTCTGTCTCGGCGACGGTGTACTCGACCTCGGCGTCGGGCTGGTTGGTGTAGATGAGGAGGCCGGTTGCGTCGCGAGCGATCTGGAATGGCACACGCGCCTGGCGGGTCTCGGGGCGGACGTTGCTGACGATGCGGCGGAGCTTGACGCAGTCGGAGGGATAGCGGTAAGAGTAGGCCCATTCGCCGTCGATGGCTGCGGGGGTCTCCTCGACGAGGCCTAGCGCTGCGTACTTCGTGGCAAATGGCCAATGGAAGTCGCGCAGGGTCTGGCGCAGGGCGGTCTCGTAGAAGCGCCGGCAGGCGGCGGCCTCTGCGCTGGCTTCGGTATCGAGGTCGGCGATGTCCTTCGATGATCCAATGTGGCTTAGTGCCAGGTTCGCTATCTCGGTCGTGCTCTCGGCCATAGCTTAGGTGAAGCGGCCCACGGCGAGGACGGAGACGCCGGCGGCGGTCGTTACCTTCCAGCCGGGGGTCGTGGCGTTGACGCAGCGGGCGCCGATCTCGACGACATGGACGCCGATGGGCGCGTTGGCGGGGACGATGGAGAAGGCGGTGCCGTTGCCGTCCTGCAGGTCGACGGCGCTGGTCGAGGTGGTGACGGTGCAGATCAGGCGCTCGAGGACGTTGCCCACGGCGCCGACGGGCCCGAGGATCTGGTCGGTCTGGGAGGCCGCGACGGTCTCGTAGTCGGTGTTGTAGGGCTGGGTCATTTCGTTCTCCTCGCGAGAAGGTGTCCCGCCTGGGCTCGTGTGAGCCCAGGCGGGTGCTGTTCAGATTACGACGGCGGCGCTGCGATCGGCGGCGGTCTTGTGGATGACGGCGTTCTTCTTTGGGCTTCGGACCTGGGCGTC